AAGATATGGCTAAATCATACGGCGAACTTGAGAAGAAGATGTCATCACCGAATGATACACCAGAAGCAAACATTGAGACACCTAAAGGTGAACCTGTTAGCTTCACCAAGTTTGCTGATGAATACGAATCTGGTGGGGCTTTATCCGATGATAGCTTCACAGAACTTGAAGGTATGGGATATCCACGGGAAATGGTGGAGACATACATAAAAGGTATGCAATCAGGAGCAACAGCCGATGTTGCCGCAGTTATGGAAGTAGCTGGCGGACAAGAAGGCTACGCAGAATTAACTGATTGGGCAAAGCAATCTCTCGATACTAAAGAACTAGAGTTGTACAACAACATGGTCGATGGTGGGACTGAGAATGCAAAGATGGCAGTCGAATGGCTTGCATCTAAACGTGAAGCGGCAGAAGGTTCTGAGCCTAGCTTACTACAAGGTAGAGCATCAGCGGCATCTAAAGATGAATTCCGTAGTACAGCACAAGTTGTAGCGGCTATGAAAGACCCTCGATACGGTAAGGACTCGGCGTATACTAAAGACGTTGAAGAGAAACTAGGTCGGTCTTCAGTATTTTAAAAATTAATTATGGTGGGGAGAAATCCCCATCAATAACACTAAGGAGTTAATATGCCTAAGAAAACTGGCTTGTATGCAAACATCCACGCTAAACGTGCAAGGGGTGGAACACCTCGTAAGGTTGGCACAAAGGGCGCACCTACTGCAAAGAATTTTAAGAATGCGGCTAAGACTGCAAAAAAGAAATAACTAACACACCTAATTTGGGTGGTTGAGACTATCGACAATGAACGACAAGGCCATATGCGTATGACAACCCTGCCTAGTAAGAGACCGAAAGTCATTCTTAAATCTATAAATTATTTTCAATAGGAAAAGACAATGACAAACGTAACTCCGTCACGCCTCGGCGCGGCAAATCTAGCGGCGGCTAATGCTACGCAGTCGAATGCTTTATTTCTTAAAGTATTTGCTGGTGAAGTTTTAACTGCTTTTGACGAAACAAACGTAATGAAAGATTTACACGTATCGCGTACAATCGCGTCTGGTAAATCAGCATCATTCCCAGTGACAGGTAAAGCGAATGCCGCATACCACACTGTAGGTACACCACTATTGGGTACACAACAAATCGCTCACAATGAAATCGTTATCAACATCGATGACGTATTAATTGCTGACACATTTATCGCAAATATCGATGAAGCTAAGAACCACTATGATGTACGTGCAGAATACTCACGTCTATTAGGTATGGCTCTAGCGAAACAATTCGATGTTCGCTGTCTACAATTAGCTGTATTAGCGGCTCGTTCAGGTGCTACTGTAACAGGTGGTAACGGCGGTTCAGCTATCACAGACGCAGACGCGGCAACTAACGGCGCATCATTAGCGGCATCAATCTTTGAAGCGGCTAAAATCATGGACGAGAAAGACGTTCCTGAGAATGAGCGTGTAGCTATCGTGAAACCTTCACAATACTATAACCTTGTACAAACAACAGACGTAATCAACCGTGACTTCGGTGGTGCTGGTGTTTATGCAGACGGTACAGTTCTTAAAGTTGCTGGTATTGATATTGTTAAATCTAACAACGTACCAACAACAAACGTATCAGCAGTAGCTGGTGAGAACAACACATACCACGGTGACTTCCAAAACACTGTAGCTGTAGTAATGCAGAAGCAAGCTTTGGGTACTGTTAAGTTAATGGACTTAGCAGTTGAAAGAACATCAGGTGACTTCGAAGTTATGTATCAAGGTACATTAATGGCGGCGAAGTACGCAATGGGGCATGGCATCTTGCGCCCAGAGTGTTCTGTAGAAATCAAATCTGCTTAATCTAATTTTTGGGTTGGCCTTTAATCGGGTCAACCCTTTTTTTTAAACGAAATGAGTTAACTATGACCAATAGAACTAAAGCCGATAAAAAATATGCGAATGGAACTACATATCGTTCTAACGGCAAAACTGTAAAGCGTACATCCGCTAGAGGTACGAAACGTGGTGACGCATACTGCGCTCGTTCTAGCGGTCAAAAATCCACTGCTAAAGTTCAAGCTCGCCGTAAGGCTTGGGGCTGTCGCGGTAAGAAATCAGTATGAGGACATCATGACAAAACCAACGTCTATGACCGAACTAGAAGCGGTCAACGTTTTGCTGACAACAATCGGCGAAGCTCCTGTTAATACACTTACAGGTAATCAGGTTACAGATGTAACAATCGCTAACCAAGTGCTGACTGAGGTAAGCCGTGAGGTTCAAGCTCAAGGCTGGCACTTTAATACAGAAGATAAAGTTGTGCTTAGTCGTAACGAATTTAAACAAATTGTTATACCTGCAGATGTTGCACGTATAGATACACCAGACTTCAATACAGTCGAGAGAGATGGAAAGCTATTTGACTTAACAGCTAGGTCTTTAGAATTCCAATCAAGTGTTGAAGCAACAATCGTATATTATAGAGATTTCTTAGCTCTACCCGATACCGCCAAACGTTACATTACAACAAGGGCGGCACGTATATTCTCAGATCGAATGCTAAATTCAGAAACTATCAGTAAAATGGTACGTATAGATGAACAACGTGCATTAACTGATCTTAAAGAGTTTGAAGGAGATACAGCGGATTTTAATATGATGGATAACTATTCAGTATCGCGTGTGATGAACCGTGGAAACAATCGTAGGATGATCTAATGGGAATGATAAGCTCCGCTATCCCCAACTTGATACAAGGTATATCGCAACAATCTCCAGCTCTAAGATTATCATCTCAGGCTGAACAACAGGTTAATGCGTTTCCTTCTCTCGTTGAGGGTTTACAAAAGCGACCACCACTAGAACACGTAGCAACAATGAGTAATTCCGCAACAACGGGGTCATTCACACACCTAATAAACAGGGACGTATCAGAACGTTATTTCATGTTTATTAATGGTAGTAATCAAATATCGATATATGATCTAGCAGGTAATGCAAAAACCGTGGCATACCCTAATGGTACTGCCTACTTAAACAGTACAGCACCAACTACAGACTTTAGAGCTGTTACAGTTGCTGACTATACATTCATTGTTAACTCAACCGTAACGACAGCAATGAGTTCACAACTAACACCTTTATATCCCTTTACTGGTCTAATAGCTGTAAAACAGGGTGATTATAACCAACGATTTACAGTTTATCTTGATGGTAACGTAGCGGCTAACATTACAACTTCTGAAGATGACCAAGTTGAAACTCGTACTGATGATATCGCTACACGATTGGCATCAGCAATAAACGGACAATCTAACTTCACGGCACAAGCCGATGGCTCTACAGTTGTCATAAACAAAACAGGAAACGCATCGTTTGATCTAGCTACCTATGACTCTTTAGGAGATACAGGATTAAAAGCTACGATTGGAACTGTACAGCGTTTTGATGACTTACCAGCATCTGCACCTCATGGATATATTGCACACGTCCAAGGCGACCAGACAAATGATTTTGACGATTACTATGTAAAGTTTGAAAGCGACAACGGTACGCAGAGTAAGATTGGTACAGGTGTATGGATTGAATGGGTAGAACCTAATATTGAATTTGAATTAGATGCTACAACAATGCCTCACTTATTAATCAGACAGCCGAACGGTTCATTTACATTTGAACAAGCTGATTGGGGAGATAGGGCAGTAGGTGATTTAACATCAATCCCTAACCCATCATTTGTAGGTAAGAAGATTACAGATGTATTTTTCTTTCAGAACCGACTTGGTGTGCTGGCAGATGAGAATGTGATTATGTCACGTACCTCAGATTACTTTGATTTCTTTGGTACAACAGCTAGAACCTTATTAGATAACGACCCTATAGATGTAGCGGCAAGCCACGTTAAGGTTTCTACATTGAAACACGCTGTGCCGTTTGACAGAAAGCTATTACTATTCTCCGACCAAACACAGTTCATACTGAAGGGTGGAGACTTTATCACGCCTAAGAATACATCAATAAGTCAAACGACTGAGTATGAAGCTAATACAACTACAAGCCCTGTAAGTGCTGGTAATGTTGTGTACTTCCCTGCCAAGCGTGGTGGGTTCACTTCAATAAGAGAATATTATGTTGTTGATGATACAGATAGATCAGATGCTACAGACATTACATCTCACGTAGCTAAGTATGTACCTGATGGTGTGTATAAATTGGCGGCTAGTACCGCTGAGAATGCCTTAGTTATAATGTCTTCCCTAGCTACAGATACAATATTCTTATATAAATATCACTGGGCTGGTCGTGAGAAGATGCAATCATCATGGTCTAAGTACAAATTTGAAGGTGCTGAAGTATTAAATGCAGAATTTATTGAAAGTACATTATACGTTGTATTAAATAAATCAGGTAAAACAATCCTACAGCAACTACATTTTGATGCAGGTCGAAGTGATACAGATCAAGATTATGTAACTAGGTTAGACTATAGGCTTGATAACACAGAAGTTAGCAAGGCATACAACAGTGCAACCAATCAAACAACAATAACAACACCGTATTCTTTAATAAATCCCACTGTAGTAACTAGAGGTACAAACCAAGGTACTGTGCTAAATATAGTCAGCGCATCAGGTACAACAGTTATAGTATCAGGAAACCATACATCTACAGAATTCTATGTAGGTGAACGTTACACAATGACATACGAGTTCTCTGAGCCTACACTTAAAGAACCTACAGCATCTGGCGGACGTGTTGCCATTACTGGTGGACGACTTCAGATAAAACATTGGCTACTAAGATATCAAGATAGTGGTGATTTTAAAGTCAGCGTTATACAAAAACAAAACTCACAAGCACAAGAGTACATCTTCACAGGTCGTATTATTGGTGGTGGTTCTAACTTACTTGGCTCTACAGCATTAGATAGTGGAGACTTTAGGTTTCCAGTTATGTCTAAAGCTGAACGAATACGAGTATTAATAGAGAGTGATAGCCACCTACCCTGCCAATTCTTATCGGCAGAATGGGAAGGCAATATGCACCTCAGATCAAGAAGAGTAAATGGATAATAAACTACTAACACCAACAACGGTGGAAGATGTAGATTTTATCGCACCTAGATTAAGACAAGCAGATTATGAAGAATGCAAGGCGGCTACAGGTAATGAGCCACTAAGCGTTCTTCATGACGGTCTTGATGTAGGAGACATAACACTAACCCTACGTTCACCTGATGGTGAGCGTGTGGGTCTGTGTGGTGTGGTAAAGTCTTACTTAGAAAACGCAGGGGTCGTCTGGATGTGCGCTACAGATGACATCTATCAATACCAGATGACTTTCTTGCGTAACAGTAAAGAAGCTTTGGCCTACTTAGGTCAGGACTATTCATTACTATATAACTGTGTAGATGCCCGAAACACTGTCCATATGAAATGGCTTGATTGGATGGGCTTTACGTTCATCAACAAGCACGAAAACTACGGGGCTGAAAGCAGACCCTTTTACGAATTTGTAAGGATTAATAAAAATGTGTGACCCTCAAATGGCTATGACCGCTTTAAAAGTAGGCGGCACTATAATGGAACAACGGAAGAAAGAAGAAGAAGCACAGCGAATTGCTCAAGAGTCAAAAGATGCTTACTTCATGAAAAGCAAACAAGCTAACTTACGACTATTACAAGAACAAGACAAAGCATCCCAAGCAAAACAAGATGCTGATTTAAAAGCTATGAAAGCGCAAGGTACAGCAATAGCAGTCGCTGGTGGTTCTGGAGTTCAAGGCAACAACGTTAGTCAGCTCATAAATGACTTTGAGCGTTCTGAAGGTGTACTAACAGCAAGAATTGAGAAACAGCTACAAGGTATCCAACAGCAAAATGAGATGGATAAACTAGCTTTCCAATCTGAAGCTCAGAGTAGAATTAACGCAAACCCACCGCCTAGCTTTGCTGAAAGCTTATTTAAAGTCGCGGCAGTTGCAGGGGGCGGATACTTAGACGCTCAAGAGTCAAACGCTCAAACCTCATATGAAACAGGAGTAGCATAATGGCACGACAAGTAGTGGGAAATCCATTCGAAAACCAAATACCAAGCATATCTCCTACTGCTAGAGTTGTAGAGACATA